TATTGCCATTTTATGCTACCGTTCCACCATAAGTTGATTGTATTTGCCAGTTAGTTCCGTCCCACAATAATGTTGCAGTCTTGTGTTGTGCTATTGCGATTGATGTCCCCGCACCAAAGTTATCAGGTTCTGTTGTTGCCGCACCTACACCTTTGTTTGTGAGTATTTTTAGTTGTCCTATGACCGTTCCGTCTGCAAGTGTTGCGGCAAGAGCAGAACCTTTATTGAATACTGTTGTTGTCTTAACAAGAGATACTGCACCGTTTGCAGTTTGTTCTACATGTGAAAAGGCAACCCCTGTTGTTACTGTAACAAGTCCTGTACCTTTACTTGTCACATTGAATCCAACATTAGTATCTGAACCTGTTGCTTCTAATGTAACATTATTACCTGTCGCGGCATTTGTAACTTTAAAATGATTTACGGCACTTCCTGTTGCAGTTATCTCAACAAGTTCATTTCCGTTTGCGTCTTGTATCTCTGTACCAATCTTAGGTGAGTTTATTGTAGGAGTAGTAAGTGTTTTGTTTGTGAGTGTCTGTGTATGAGCATTGAATGTAAACTCATCGTTACTTCCCAATAAAGGTAATGTTACATTTCTATCTGCCGCAAGTTCTGATACTGCAACAATATATTGATGGTCTGAACTTGTATCATTTATTTGTGGTGTTGTCAATACAGGACTGTTTACTACAGGACTTGTAAGTGTTTTGTTAGTAAGTGTTTCTGTAGCAGTAATAAGAGATACTGTTCCTGTAAGGTTCGGAAGAGTAATCGTTCTATCTGCAGTTGCGTTTGTAGGAACAAGAAATGTCTCGTGGTCATCGGCAGAAGAACCTTCAAAGATAATACCCTTAGTTGACGAATCAAAAGAGATACCTGAGTTAAGAGAGTTACCTCCTAATATACCATAGAGTTCAGTAAAGTTCTCATTAATCTTTTGCGCACCCGCACGAAGTGTATCACCTGTGCCGTCGTTCGCAGAACTTCCCTTATTTAATGTTTGCTTTGCCATTTATAATATCCTAATTCTTTATTCTATTTATATACTTTTTTAACCCAGATGTCCAAGATTTAATAAATATTGGTCGGAGTCTGTACTATAAAATACGTGTCTTCCTTGGTCTAATGTCTCGAATGAGAAGTTGTTAGAGAAGTCCATACCATTTGTTCCAACTTGGTCTGAATCATCAAAGGTTGGTGAGGTTGCAATTTGTGCTTCTCGTAAACTACTATATTGATTGTTTATCTCTTGTAATGTAAATGTAGAGAACTCATTCGAACTGACAAGTTCTGGTCTTATCCTACTGAGTATTCCTGAAGAGTCAGTATTGAAATCATTTACAAGTGATGTATGGTCAGTAGTAGCAACAGATGCAAATGATGCTGAACTATGAACCGCGAATGGTGGGGGCGGTTCAATATCTACTTCTGGTGCAGTTAATGTATCAACAACACTACTTACTATTTGTATCTCTGAACCTAAGAATGTTCCTGCAGGGTGAACAAAGAGTTTGTATGCATCTTTCCATTTACTTTCTTCAAGACCTGACTTAATCAATATTGCGTGTTTCTGATATAACTTATTGTTGGTAATAAACTTCTGACTATCAACACCAATCTCATCACCCACATTGAACACCTGAGTCTTTGTATATACAATGTCGGGGTCTATACCAAAGAATGTTCTGAAGAACTGTTGTATAGAATACTTTGTGCCCTTTGACCTAAACAATACATTAGAGTATTTTGATGCCGCACGTTTGTCAGAAAACCCTTCGAAGAAGTTCTGTCCAAGTAATAACTCATCTTCAATAAAGGTAAGAAGACTTAAATCATTTTGTGTTATATCTCTTGTATAATATAAGTCGTCAATAAGTCTTGAAGGTGAGTCCGTAGAGTTTTCAAAGTTATAGTACTCGTCAAGAAGAGTTATTAACTTTGGATATTCTGTACGAAAAAACTCTGGAAGGATTTCCTTGACCTGATATTTAGGGAAGGCAAGTTCTCTTCTGTTGTAATCTCTAAGAGTGATATCATCATTTCTTGACATTAATTAAGAACCCCTGAAGCAACATCAACGATTGTGGTTTTAGATAGTTCTGAGTCTAACTCAACAACATCTTGTCTGAGTGGTGAGATAGCACTTTGGTTAGCAGGAGTGGCAGATAACTTAATGAAAGTATCTGAACCTGGAATAGAATCAACCTGAAGTCCAACAATATTTGCTATGTCTCCTGAGTAATCACCCACATTATCCACAACAACAAACCCTTGAAGTGAATCAAAAACTTCTAGTTTATTACTTTTTAGTTTGTTTCTTACAATACATAAGTTGCCATTGAAAGTAAAAGGTGAAGAAGTTATTCTATAGAACACATCATCTGTTTCTGCTATAGGTGCCGCATATCTAATCTTATGGTCTTGTAAAGTATTAAGAGTAGGTGTAAATCTCCTTTGCATCTTTATTTCTTGTCTTGAAGACAATACTGCAGGACTTGTTTCATCAACTAATGATAACAAGTTTGACCTTCTGAAGGATTGGTTGAACTTACCCGTATTAGTTGTGAAGTAGTTTTCAATCGTGGTACTCACACTATTCTGTATTGAGTTTCTTGATAGGGTTGTTAGGTTATCACTAAACTGGAAGAATGTGTTGACCTCAATAAATGTTTTTATAGGGTCATCAAACTTAACATTGAATGATGCTACTGACAACTCGTCCGAGAGTTGTAGTATCTCATCTTTTATTCTTGTTTGTGTTGTACTATCAACATCATCATTGAAAAGAATAGATACAAAGACCACACCGTATTCTGGTTCAAGTGCTTCTTCTCCACCAAAGGATTGTATGTCTGCAATAAATGATGAATAGTTTTTGAGTATCAATGCAGAGTAATCCGAGGCAGTTACCATTCTGTTTTGTGATGCATACTGGAAAGGTGCATTCTTACGAATACTTTCTATTGTCTCTTTCGAACCCCCACCAACAGCATTTGAAACAGTAGATGTCGTTACAGGATATGCCACGCTGTTTACTACTACAGAGTTTTGTGGTGAAAATACCTTTGCGGTATTAGCAAGTGTGCCTGAAGATGATAAATACTCTATTTCTATCTTAGCACCCACATTAGGTGCTTTACCCAATGTAACGCCATTACCAAAAGATAATTCGTAGAAACCATTTGGTGCTTCTCTGAGAATATACAACGTAGAGTTTTCATCTATTTTACTTGCGTTAACAAGGTTTAAATATGTCGTGAATGTTGAAGATGTTCCTGAATCATACACTCTTACAATACAACTTGATATATCAACATTTTTGTCGGGTATAACATATACAGGATTGTCTGTTGCTTTCAAAGCAATAAATGTTTTTGTTCGTGCAGTTCCTTCAAGTATTTTTATTTTGGTATCTCCTGAAGCATCTTTAAACCTGTATACTCCATCACCATCATCTGTCGCACTTATATCTTCTCTTGTTTGGAAAGTATAGTTGACATCATCAACACTTGAGGTGAACTTAAAGTTTTCATTGAGTTGTATGGTTGAAGGTCTCCCTGAAACACCACTTAGATTTAGTGACATGTTTACCAGTGCTTGAGAAGATGTTCTTGAATCCGCAACATATCCAATACCTTCTGCAAGAGAGAGTATGGAACTTCTGAGTTGTGCAGTACTTAGAAATGATTCATTCAACGCAAAGTTTGCGGTCAAGGCATTGTAGTGTGTGTTGTATGCAAGCACATCTAATATACTTGATAAACCTGATGCTTGAAAGTTATATGTGTTGAACTCACCAGAGTTCTCTAAGAACACTTTGAGATTATTCTTTATTGTATCAAAGTCTAAAGATGTTGAATTGATTGTTGTTGCCATGTTATCTTAACCTTGCGAGATTTGTAGTGAACTCAACCACCTCAGAGGTGTTTAGTATTTTAAATGTTATTGTTGTATCGATAGTATTTTTATATCCGTCTACTTCAGATACTCTGATATCTACTATTTCTGCTCTTGGTTCAAACCTTTGTATAGAGTTTATAATCCTTTCCTCTACGATATAGTCATCACCATAATCTGCTAACTCAAAAAGTAACTCTCTTAGATTAGCACCATAGTTAGGTCGAAAAGGTTTCTCAAGTTCGTTGGTCATTATAAGATTTTTTACTGCTTGCTTTACTGAAGCGGCATCGAGTTTCTTGTAGACATCACCGCTTGTAGGTTTGACCGCGAGTGTCAAATCTATATCTTTATACTGAACCTTACGACTTACAGAAACATTGTTTGTTCCTAAGTTGCCACCGTCCTCTTGTGAAAATGCTCTTCTTGTCATATCTTTATTTATATGTTTTTATTGGGTTATAATGAAAGAATTTCAATAAGTTCTTTCTTTGATTGTATATGATTATTAAATACTGTAAATAAGTCTTTTTTAAACTCTTTGTTTCTCACTTCAAAGGATGCAGGAACATTTGGCATAAGTAATCCAACTTGTGCAGAAAGACTTCCATCAACATTATATGTGTCATAATCTAAATACATCTCTTGGAAAAACATGTGGTCTTTCCAATACTCTGCTACATCAAATGTTTTCTCAAAGTCAATCTCACCATCAGTACCTATGACTTGATAGTATACAAGATTTCCTATTGCTTTTTGTTCCATCACTTTATTTCCAGAGTCAATAGGTTTTCTGTTATAGATACCTTCACTCACAATAACACGAACATCATTAAATCTATCGGTGTTACCATTTATCATATCCATTGCTCTTGCATGTAAAGTAAGGTTACGAGCAATCTGTCTACGAGCATCTTCAAATATTATATGTCTGAATGATGTCTTATCTCCATATGCTCCCAAAAACTTTGCCAGAGTTATGCCACGTCCAAGTCGAGTCTCTGATGATATCGGTAGTTGAGTATCTGGATTATATTGTGGGTCAGGTTGTATTCTCATTTTCTAAATCTCTTTCCTCGATTTTCTATGGAGTTTCCTATCGCAGTATATCCATATTTACTTGTTGGTTCGGAACCAACAGTTCTACCTATTCTAGGACAAGTTCTATCTTGATATAATGGATTGAGTAATCCCTCTAATATAAGTAGACTTCCAACTTCTGAAGGAGTATCTTGTCCTCTTGAAGTTTGGTTTCTGAAAGCAGAACGGATTTCAGCAACACTAGGTTCTCTATCAAATACAGGAACTCCACCAATAACATAATGTTCTTTCCCTTTCATTTCTTGTCGCATAAAGTCACCCGCATCAACACTTGTTTCGTTCATGGGTTTACCTTGTAGATGTTCAAACGCGGAAGCAGAGTCTGCTGAAACAGTTCCCTGATATATTTTTGCTACATTATCGGGTTCTACAGTAAAGTGACCACCCTCTGTTTCTAAGTTAAAGTTTGCTATAACATCTGCCGCCCTCAATATATTTAGACCGCTAGGAGGTGCAACGAAAGGTGCCGCGGCAGTTGCTGAGAAAAATGCGGTAATAGATTTGTTTGCATTGTCAGCAAGTTGTGCTTTCTTTGCCGTACCATAAAGACTTCCGTGGAAAATTGCGGTCTCGAAGTCTTGTGATGTAGTATCATATGAATCTAAGTTAGTAGCATCATCTGCTAAAGTTGCTCCAGTGACAGGTCCATTATCGCTGTCTCGTGTTGCAGTAGCACTCACACCACTCGTATAAACTTCTGCAGTATAGTCTCTTTTCTTTAACGCACCAGAATAAGTCTGTCCTGTAAATCTTGTGAACGCACCACCGATAGTTCCATAAGAACCTTGTATGTCTAATCTCTTACTACCTGTTACTCTGACCTTCTCGGATATGGCATCTAGTCTGTCTGTTGAAGATAGCACCATTTCTTTGTGAGATGAAACTTCATAGTTACCCTCAACTATAACATCGGCAGTACCTTTTATTCCGTGGTCAAAGTCACCAAGATTGATAAGAATACTATTACCGATGGTCTTCTGTGTTTTCGTTCCAAGTATACTTTCTACAACATCACCCGTAACTTGTTTCTTATAGTTTCTTCCTGTGTTGTCTTCTCTATTACCTGCAACATTGAGATTATAATCTCCTCCAACATCAACATTCATGTCACCACTTACTTTAAGATTAAGATTACCATTGTATACGAGACTACCGTGTCCCTCTACAATTACAGTTTGGTCTCCCCCTGTTACTTCAACCTTATTGTTCAACGCGGATATTACAACCGTACCATCGGCACGTAACTCTACACCTGAACCTTTACGATGACGAATAAGAACCCTTTCTCCTCCTGGAGTATCGTCCATCTCAATGACATGTCCACTTGGAGTTTCATCTACCTGATTGAATGGATACTGAGAAGGCATTTGTTCTGGTATGTTCAATGGAACACCAATCTCACCACCACCTGTGTAGAGTTTGTTTACCTTAGTACCAAGTGCCGCTTTGTTTATAGACGAACCAAAGTTATATTCCCTCTTAGGATAATCACCCGAAGCATTTTGCATTCCATTATCGGGAACACCCACAGTAAGTTCAGCACCGAGACCTAAACCCTCTTTCTCTGTTCTTGCTTTAAAGTTGTCTTTACTTGTAGTCATTGTTCACCTATGTATTATATTTAAATGCATTCAATACAGAACGCGCAAAAGCAAATTGATTTGTACGAAGACCT